TTAATGATAGCTGTTAATTCAACAAATCTTTTTTCACATTCTTTAACTACTGCTTGTGCTTGATTATGTTTGTTAACTACTTCTTGTAGCTCTTTTTGTAGTTCTTCGGTTGTAGGTTTTGCCATAATTTAAAAAGGTTTGCCAGTAGCAGTAACAGGTGTATTTATAAGAGCAATATTATCTTCTAAACTTTTTTCTATTGCTGTAACTTCATCTGTACCTAATGCAGTTTTTACCCAACCAAGTACAGTTGCTTCATTTAGTTTGTCGTATGCAACAAAATCGCTTGGTAATGAAGAAGGTTTTGTAAAACTTACTTCTCCTGTAGCTCTATCTTTTTCTGTATCGCCATCTTTTCCAATGACACGATAGATAACTTTGTTTACATGACCGTCAGATAAATCACGTTCCATTGTGTTTACTTGCCACGTTTTAGTAATAGCCATAATAGTAAATGTTTTTTAAAGAATAGCCTATTCTGGTTTAGTAGGCCATGTAGGGTTTACTGGATCAGTTGTATTAGCTGGTAGATCCCTTAATTGTTGTCTATAAGTTTTCCAAGCATCTGACATAGTAACATCAGACAAAGCTAACCAATCTGTTTCAGATAATAATTTATCACGCTTTTCTCGTAGTATTTTAAAATTTGCTTTTTTTAAATCTTCAGCTACGTTAATATCTGCAATAGCAGTTTTAAACGCTTCAATATCAATATCGTCAGTATTTACTTGTAAGGTATTTTCGCTAAACCTTACAAAACTGTAGCCATCATTTAAAGTTTTACCTGACTTTAAACAAGTTTTAGCTTTTTCTGTAAGTGTTGTCCAATCAATATCATTGGAGCAATCTATTGTTTGATGTTGTGTCATGATTATGCTGTTAAATAAATAGCTGCAAAGTTAGTGTATTCATTATTTTCGTCAGCGTGTGAATTATTACTATGATAAGTAGCCATTTCAAAATAGTCTGACGAACCGTTGAAATACATAACACCTGATAAGTTACCAGTAAAAGCTAAATAAAATTTTCTATAAGCCCAAGAAGTACCATTTCTTGTAATTCTTAGGTAATAGTCGCTGTGTTGACCACTTTGATGATAATGGTTAAGTACAACTAAATACCAACCAGCTTGCTGCGGAGTAAATCTACTAATACTATTTGAATGATTTATTGTTCTTCTTTCTTGTTGTACTCTCCATTGAAATGTTTTCCAACCAGATGTACCAGAAGCATTGTTAACACCATAATATGCTGCGTATGGCTGGCTAAATGTTGCACGACCAGTAATATCTACACCTGTACTTTTGGTAGCTAGTTTCTGACTATTGTCATATCGTAAACCAACTTCGCCATCTCTGTAGGCAGTTATATATGCGTGACCATTTGTACTATCTTGTATGAATAAAGTGTTACTTCTAAGCTCTAAATTACCTGTCTCATTAACTATAAACGAGTTTGTGCCATTATGATATAGCTTTAGATCATCACCTGATCCAACTTTTATAAGGCCAACTGACGAGCTTTGATAATCTAATACTTGAAAATTATCTGCTCTAGATTCACCACTAGTTATTGTTCCATAACTTGTGGTTTCAAGCTTTTTACTATAATCATAATATAATTCAACCGATCCATTGTTGTTGAATCTTGCCATATCTTCACTATTAGCCAAATTGCTGATATGAAAAGTATTAGCCCTTAGATCTAATCTATTTGTAAAACTTTGAATATTAGAATTTGTACCATCATGATAAATTTGCAAGTCATCACCAGCACCAAACGTAACTTTTAAGTTATCAGCAGTACCAGCACCATTTAACTTGATAGTATTGTAAGAATGAATATTACCACCACTAGCTCTCATATCAAGAACCATTCCACCATTAGCATCTTGGAAAACACCTCTACCACCAGAGCCAGCACTACCAGCATCAAAACCAGTAAGCTGCCAAGCAAAGTTGCCATTGGTATCAGCAAGAACTAATCTTCCTGTATTTCCATCTGATGAAATTCTTACGCCATCAGCGTATGTATCAAGTTTTTTACTATTGTCGTAATATAGCTCTACTGCTCCGTTTTCAAAAAACTTAGCCATGTTTTCACTAACACCAGCATTTGTAATCTGTAGTAGACTACTTGCAAGAATTAAGTTTCCTGTACCAGTATCTTTTATGTAACTTGCAGATCCATTATGAAAAATAGTAAGATCATTACCAGCACCAAATTTTAAAACATCATCAGAACTTCCATCACTACTATCTCCAAATAAAATATTTTTAGCATTTACATCAAGATTACCGCCTAGCTGCGGTGATGTGTCAGATACTAAATCTGTGTTGATAGCAGAACCATTTACAGTTAATGAACCAATTATGTTTACACCACCAGTTAAAGTTTCAAGCTTTTTACTATGATTAAAAAATAAATTAACTGATCCATCTTGAAACGCTTGAATCATACTTTCTGTGTTACCAGCGTTATTAATTAAAAGCGAATCTGTTTGTATAACTAAAGAACCTGTACCAGCATCAACAATTCTGGAATGAGATCCATCATGATAAAGTTCAAAATCTTGAGAAGCTCCAAGTCTAATTCTTCCTGAGTCATTAAGTAAAAAAGCACCATTTCCAGCGTCTACATTACCTGATACAGTAATTCCATTAGTAGTTGTGTACAGTTTTAAACTGTTGTCGTAATACAGCTGCACCTGACCACCACCAATAAGTTTCATTAAGGTATCATTAGTACCTTGTTCTCTAAATTCAAAATCTTCACTTAATAAATATAAATATCCATTACCACTATTTTGAATTAATCCATAAGTGGCAAATGCTTCAAGAAATAGTTGTTGACTAGCACCTAATTGTAATCTTTGATTATTTGCTGGTAGTTGTACGTTTCCATCTGTATTAATTTTAAGTTTGACATCACCAGTTCCCACATTACTTGAGTCACCTGCAATATCATTGCAGAAGAGCATATCTCCTCTACCAAACCCAATACCAGTAGTTTGAAAATATATTGCACCTTTTCTGTAATTAGTAATACTACTTGGGTGGTTATGAAATTCTAAACCACCATAATGTGTAGCTGTTTCCGAAGCTCTATGAAGCAATAGACCAGCTTCGTTAGAAGTTACAGAAGATGTAAATTCTGCTTGCGGTGTACTTGTATTAGCAGAACTAAACTTAGTTGAAAAATGAGTACCAGTAGTTTTTGCACCCCCTGATTGGGTTACAAGTTTAGCAGAACCGTCATAATAAAGTTTTACTTCTGCGTTCTGAGTAATATCTATACCAGATTCGTTCCCAGCAACTCTTAAATAATGTGATAATCCAGTTTTAGTAAAAAGATTACTATTGCCATTTACTATTTGAGTTGATGTTCCACTATGAAATATCTCAAAGTCTGCATTTGTACCAAACTCAGCTTTTACGTTGTCGTTATATCTGTTACTACCAGTAAATGTATTACCAGTTTTAAGAGCAAAGTCACCTGTAGTTGTAACACCATCTACCCAAGCACTACCAGTATAAACCTTAAGTGAGTTGGTTGAAGTGTTAAAGAATAAGTCTCCTGTATCTAAACTAGATGTAGGGTTGCTTGAACCTACACGATATTTGTCAAAGAAATCGTTAACGTTGTTTATGTTAGTTGCAACAGTATTGACGTTGCTTATAGAGTTACCAACATTATTTACGTTTGTTATAGAACCACCAACAAAATTGACGTTTGTTAAAGCACCAGCAACCGCACCAACATTATCATCAATAACATTTATGGTGTTACCCATAGCGTTACCATGTGATGTGCAATAGTACTTGAGTGAACTAGGTGCGTTAGCTGCTACAACAATAACTACAGTTGCACCAGAACTACCAGCAGTTCCGTTTGTTGTAACCCCTGTAGTATAAGAGTTGTCGCTGCTATCTCTAAAAGCTAAAGGGTGTCCGCTATTGCTGCTGTCAGCCAGATTAAATGTATATGTTTTACCTCTAGCAAGTTTTAATACAGGTGTTTGTACACCATCTATAAAGTACTTGTTACCACTTACGTTTTGAACTGTAACTGTAAATGTTTGATTAGCTCCTGTTGAATTAGTTAAGTTGTTTACATTGGTTATGTTGTTACCTACGTTGTTGACGTTAGTTACGTTAGTAGCAACAGTATCCATATTGTTAATAACACTTGTAACTGCAAGAGTATTCATATCATTAACTACATCTGTTGTAGCTAACGTGTTCATATCGCTAACAATATCTGCTGTTGCAAGAGTATTCATATCAGCAACAACATCTGTTGTACCTAGTATTGCCATATCTGCTACTGCATCAGCAGTACCTAATCTGCCTATCTCTACAGCCTTACCAGCTACAGTTGTTACCTCTGTTGCTTTTGGTACTAATCTATGAAAACTATATCTATGTAACGTACTGGTAGATTCAACTAAAAATCCAAACCCAGAAGGTATAGTACTTGGTACACCAGTAATAGTAATATTTGCATTATTAGCTACGTTTCCATTTGCTACAGTTACAGTTGTACCACTAGGAACTAAGTTTGTAGTTGCTGCTTTAATACTTAATACTGCTGCCTGTCCTGTAACTCCTTGTGGGTTTACGTCTGGAAATGCTTGCTCACTAGCAATAATAGTAAAACCACCAACATCATCTATAAGGTCAATAATTCTGTCATTGATAGCTGCTGTAGTTGCAATAGTTGTATCGTTATCAGGAAATGTATCACCATTTTTTATTGTGTCACCAGAACTTATATTAAAAAATCTAGCGTCAGCAGCAGCAGAAGTTAAGAATGAAGTGTCATTTGTAGTAGCTGATCCTTGCTCACTTGCAGTAATAACAGTTGCACCATTTAATTTATCTGATGTTATAGATCCAGCAGCATAATGTTCATTGTCTAAAGATCCAGCAACAATATGTTCTGAATTAATAGAATCATCTTGTATGTTATCTCCGTCTACGCAATCGTTAGATAGGTGTGAATGATCTACGCTTCCATCTACTAGCTCACTACTGTCAACGGAGTTTGCTGCAAGATGAGTAGAAGTTAAAGGGTCAGAAGCTATAAGAGTTCTTATTTGACTTGCTGTTTGGTCTTGAGTGGCATTAGGTTCTATTCCATCTAATTTGCTGTGATCTGCGTCAGTAAAAACATTTGAATCTGATGCTGACTCTACAAGAGATCTAATTTCACTAGCATCTTGATCTGCGGTAGCTCCACTTTCAATATTATCAAGTTTAGCTTTATCACTAGCAGACATACTTCCAGCATTAGAACTAGAAGCAGCTTGTAGTTTAGAACCAGATATATTTGCACTTGCATTTACGTCAGCATTAACAATACTGCCATCAATTATTTTTGAACTATCAACACTATTACCAGCAAGCATAGTATTCGTTACTGTGCCTGTATCTCCTGATGTAATAATTGTTCCTGTTCTATCAGGTACAGTAATTGTTCTGTCAGCAGTAGGGTTTGTTATCGCTAGTGTTGTTTCGTTAGCATCATCAGCAGAACCTTCAAATACAAGATTACCTGTAACTGTCTGCGTACCATCTCTTTTTACATAATCATTAGATAATTCTTGTTGAGCAAATAAAACTTGGTTTACATTATTATCTAGGTCTGCTTCTGTAAGAACACTACCATCTTCAAAATCAACTCTTTTTGTACTTATATTTGTATCTCTATTAAATACAATATTAGCTGTACCACTAGCAGGTATATTACCAGAAGTGAATTGAACTTCTGACCCTACAATATTGTAATGAGTTCCTAGTGTTTTAAGTACCCCACCAACAGAAACTTCAATTTCGCTATTTAATAAGAACGGAAATGAGATAGCAAAATTAGCTTGACTACCAGTACCATTATGATTCTGTGATGTAGCAGATGTGTTAGTAGCCATGATTAGTCATTAACTATTGGATTAATTATTCTCATTATATCTTCATTAGCTCTTGTAGTTTCATTTTCTGCTTGTTTTTTCAATTCTGGGTCTAAAATAAACTCTTCGTAATATTTTACTGCAGCTTTTTTATATATTTTATAAATATCACTTACTTGTTTTTGTAATTCTTTTCTTACTTTATCTTTATTTTTTAAATTAGCTTGAGCATCTATAGCACCAGAATCATCACTTTCAAGGTATTTCAAAGCTTTTATATTTTTTTTGTCTCTTGAAAATTCTAAAATCATTTCGCCAAATCGTTTACCATTCTTAGGGTCAAATACAGGGTTTTTACCTTTAAAATTCATAGGTATATTTGGAATAAGACCTGTAAGTTTGTTATAAGCTTTTGTATCTAAATTAATACCATTTCCTTCATTGTCAAATGGTATGACATCACTAGGAGGTACTACTTTAAATTGTATTCTTCTTAAATATTCATCTATAGGATTATCTTTTTCTTTTTTATATTTAAAAGGGTTAAAGTAATTACCAAAGAAAGCACCTTCTGGGTACTCTGCAATTTTGCCTGTTGTTATGCTTCTTATAGGTTCAATATCTGCACTAAAACCTGATGTGCCATCTTGTAAATCTCTCATTATCATTAATCCAATAGTATCTAATGTCTGAAAAGGGTTATTAGATTCTTTAAGACTACCAAAATCATTACCTTCATATTCACCTATATCTTCTGTTCTTTCTTCTTGTGGAAATAAATCACCTTTTCTAAACTTTGTTTTTCTTTTAGGAAATCTACCTTTAAATGTTTTTTTTGTTAATTCGTCATACCATTCTTCCCCTCTAGCTCTAGTAATACTTCTTTTTAAAGAAGCAGGGTAATTAATAATGTTTGTAATGTAATTAACTGGTATTCGATAAAATCTTTTTAAAGCACCTACATCACTTGTAAGATCAATCATTTGTGCAATATTTTGAATCATATATTTATTATTTAAGTTTCTTGAAAGTAAAGCTGTAAGAGCATAAGCAGCATTATCATAATCTTCATCTGATTGAAAATCTCTCATATATGCCATATCACCTGCAATCATAAGTAAAGACCCGATTGGTTCCATTCTTGAAAAAATATCTATGTATTCATAGTTTGGTTGTCCATTGTCTCCTCTAATTATGTTGCCATCTTTATCTTTCTGTATAACTCTAAAACTGTAAGGCAGTTCATCAGTTCTTTTTTCTCCTTCTCTTAACCACCTATTATGATGACCACCACCAATAAGAGCTAATTCTGCTTCTGGATTATCTTTTGCTGCTGCTAAAGCTATAAAATAAGCCCATATCGTAGCACCTACAGTAGCTTCACCATTAGCTCTATAAGCAGTAGCTAAATCTTCACTTAATAAATTATCGTTGTGTTCTTTTAATATTCTTCCTAGTGTTGCGTTGTATTTAGGTGGCATACCTTTAAACAAAGTTTGCATATCTGGCACACCTGTTCTTCTTAAAACTTGTTTACCTATATTTACAGGTGTAGTAACAAAAGGAACTATTGGTTTTAAAGCAGTAGATTTTAATATTTCTGCAAGCTTTTTAGTTTGTGCTGACCCTGCACCTGTAAGACCAAAACCTTTACCTAATTCAGTTGTAAATGTTCTATCTGCTGCGTAATCTAAAGCTCTTGTATATGAGTCTAAAATATTTTCATTTGGTACAAAATCAGGAAAAGCGGTGTCCATATTATTAGTAAAACTTTTTGTATTAACAATATTTGTAATTTCATCAAAATTACTATTGACATAAATACTAAAACTTTTTCCTGTAAGTCCTTTTTCTGTTGCTTGTTGTGCAAGTTCACCCATCAAAGTTGAACGAAATGCAGTTTGCTTTATAACTTCGTCACCTGCCATCATAAAACGAGAAGGTAATCTAAATCCATGACCAAGTAAGTTAATACTTTTTGCAAACATAGAATCCCCTGCCATTCTTATTGCATATCTTTCATAAGCATCTTGTCCAAACATTCTTCTTTCATCAAGAATATTTTTATCAAGCCATAGTGCTTTACCTGCTGCGGTCATACTATCTTTAAATGTCGTAAACATAGCAGCAAGTTCTCTAGCTGCTCTTTTTTTCATTTGCATATCCATTATTGGACTACCTGCTGCTAGGTCTAAAGGTCCAAGAGCTACATTAAACAAAGAACCGATAATGTTAATAATTTGTGTTTCTGGTGCAGACAACAAACTATTGATAAATATTTCATTACTAACACGCATAACTTTTGCTGCACCTTCACCAAATCCTATACCTTTAACAAGTTTACTAATTCTTTTACTGTCACCCTGCATAGCTAATACTTTTCTTGTAATACCTAGCAAACCTTCAATATCATTATTTTTTATGTAGGTTTGCATACCTTCATATAGTTCTTCTTTTGTTGGTACTAATTTTTGTTCAGATATTTGTTTTTTTGTTTTTTCTACTAAATCTCTTGTCGTTGTTTGAAACTTCTCTCTTTGAACTCTATCAGCAGTTTTTTCTCCACCACCAATACCTTTTGCTACTTGTTCGTCAACAGGTATGCGACTAACATCTTTAGGTTCTGCATCTATAAGTTGATTAACTCTTACTGTACCTGCTGTTTCGTTACTTATTTTTTTAGTTGGACCTGCAAGATTTATCATTTTTACTATATCTTCTGACCAATTTTGTAGTAGTTCATCTGGTATATCTTCTCCAAGCAAGAAAGCTTGTTCTATATCATTCATATATCGACTTACATTTGTAGCTAATCTTTTCTGTTCTTTTATTGCACCAAGATATAAAACTCTCATGTGTTTTTCTGGGTCATTTGGGCTAATCTTTTTTGCTATTTGTATTACTTTAGGCAACAGTTCGTCATACCCCATAGCACTTGCAGCTTCTACTGAAAAATCATCAGGTATAACAACTCTATTTAAAGCTTTACCTGTTGTTTCCCATACGTCTTCTGTAATACTCTCTACATCATTCCAAATTTTAGGATTAGGTTTTGATTGCTGTAAAGGTAAATCAGTAGCTTTTGTTTTAGTTTTTTTTGTTACTTTTGTTTTTGGTGCTACTTCATCAAACTGAGGTAAATCATCTAAAACTTTTGCAAATTCATCTGAAAATTCTTCACTACCTACAAGAGTTGCTTTGTTTAATCTTTTAATTTGTGTTTTAGCAAACTCAAATCTAGTTGGGTCGTTTTTTATATCTTTAAATAATTGAACAGTTCTATCAAACATTTGCTTTTGGTTCAGTATATTTGGACCACCTGTAATATTATCAATTAGTCTTACAGCGTATGGGTCTAATGTTTTTCTTAATTTTGGTACACTTTTTATAGCAGCACCACCAGCAACAGGTACAGCTTCAAAAAACAAACTATTAGCTAAAAAAGATTTAAACGCTGCTTCTCCATAATCTGCACCTTCTCCCCTTTCGGGTGCAGATAAATATTCAACTATAGGTCTTACAAATCTATTGTTTACTACAGGACTCTCTATATCAGCAAGAAAGTTAAATAAGTTTTCGTCAAACTTATCTATAGCAACAAAATCTGCTGCTGAAGAAGCTGTAAACCATCTAGCACCAGTAGCAATCTTGTCATAATTTTTTATACCTTGTAATGCCTTTATACCTTTTATACCTTTCAAAGCCTTATTAAAACCTGCATAGGGTATCAAAAAACCACCACCAAACTTAAATATTTGATAAGCTGCATTATCCATATCTCCTT